CTATGAAATCATCATGGCAAAACTTTTTAACAGGATTAGTTTCTGGACAAGATATGAATGGTTTAATTGATAACTTAGTTGAAAGCGTTTCAACAGTTATGGATAATGTTTTACCAACAATTTATACTATTGCGGAATCATTGCTTGCATTTGTACCTAAATTAATTGATAAATTAATAGCTAAAGCACCAGATTTTGTACAATTAATCAGCTATACTATTGAATTGGTTATAGCTGGACTACAAGAAAACTTTCCAAGCATTAAGAAAAGCATTATACAAATTATACAATTGGTAAAAAAGGTTATAACAGATAACTTACCAGCTCTTCTAGAAATGGGAGTTTCATTATTAACGGAATTGATAAATGGTATTGTAAATGCATTACCAGAATTGATTCCTCAAGCAGTAAATATAATTACAACACTAGTTGATACAATTCTAAATAATATTGATTTTTTAATAGATGCGGGTATTCAATTAATATTCGGTTTAACAGATGGGCTAATTGAAGCTTTACCAGATTTAATTGATAAGATACCGGAAATTATTGATAAACTCATTATGGCAATTACAAATAACTTGCCTAAAATAGTAGAAGCGGGTGGAATATTAGTACTTAAACTGGCTGATGGACTTATAAAATCAATTCCAAACTTAGTTGCAGCGATTCCAAAATTGATTACATCATTAATTTTAGGGATAGCAAACTATTATAGTCAAGTTACTTTACGTGGTGCAGAGCTAATAAAAAAAATTAAAGATGGTTTTGTAAATGGAATTAAAAATATTCCAGAAGTCGGGGCAAATCTAGTAAAAGGTATATGGAATGGTATAAAAGATACCACTACATGGATTATGGACAAGATAAAAGGATTTGGAAAATCTGTATTAAAAGGAATTAAGGATATTTTTGGTATTCACAGTCCCTCTAAAGTGTTCGAAAATGAGGTTGGAATTAATTTGGCAAAAGGAATAGGAGTTGGATTCGAAAAGGAAATTGGTAATGTTAATGATGCTATTCAAAAATCATTACCAACAGATTTTGATATATCAACAAATTTGAATTTAGATAATAATTTATCCGAAGTAAAAACTATGTCTGAAGTAGAAAATAATAATTTACTAGTCGGTGCCTTACAGGAAGCTCTAGAAGGAATGGCATTCAAAGTTGACGGTGATAAATTCGGAGAATTAGTAATTAAAAATGTGGAAAGAGTGGTATATTCATGAGTTATATTATATGGAATGGTGAAAATAGCCTAAATATTCAAGGCTTAATAATTTGTAGTCTACCACCAATTACTAAGCCTCAAGTACGTACTGAAATAATTGAAATCGACGGTTCTGATGGAGATGTGATTCAAAAATTGGGTTACAAAAGTTATAGAAAAACTATTGAAATCGGATTAACAAAAGGCTACGATATAGATAAGATAGTAGAATACTTTAATGGTTCAGGTGTTTTAACACTTTCTAATGAGCCAGATAAATATTATTATGCAGAAATTATAGATTCCATCGATTTTAATAAATTAATTAATTTTAAAACTGCAAGCATAAAATTTCACGTTCAACCATTCAAATATAAATTAGATGAGGGTGTAACGGAGCTGGATATAACAGAAGAAACTGAATTAAATGTTAATAATGATGGTTTGATAACATCTAACCCAATTATTACATTATATGGGAGTGGGTTGGTTGATTTGTCAATTAATGATATAAAGATTTTAACTGTGAATATAGACAGTGAATTTATTGTAATTGATTCAATGAATCAAGAAGCTTATAAGAATACACTACTTAAAAATCGAAACATGAGTGGTGAATTTCCAAAATTATCTCCGGGAAAAAATAAAATTTCTTGGAGTGGAAGCTTAACGAAAATCATTGTTGATCCAAAGTCGAGGTGGACATAATGATAAGTATTTATGAATCTACAGAAAAGAATTTTAAAAATAATGGTTTAAAAATATTGAAACCACAAAAAGCATTAATTACTAAAGTTGATAATGGAGACTACTATTTAGAATTGAAAGATTCTATTGAATTTTTAGAATATTATCAGGTTGGAAATATTATTAGAACAAGTACTCCATGGGGATACCAAGGATTTAGAATACATAATTTAGAGATAAATAAAAATAGTATTAGTGTAAAAGCAAATCATTTGTATTTTGATACGAGAAATTATGTTATTAAAGATAGTTATGTTGTAGAAAAAAATTGTAATGAAGCATTAAATCATTTAAATAGTGCTTGTGATAAGAACACCCCATTTTCATTTCAATCAGATATAGTTTCAATAAACTCTTATAGATGTGTAAGAACATCATTAGAAGAAGCTATTGCTAATGTAATTGAAAGATGGGGTGGACATCTTCTTAGAGATAATTTTACTATTAAATTAAAGAGTAATATTGGTCAAGATAGAGGAGTAGTAATAGCATATGGAAAAAATCTAATAAACATTAACCAAAAAGAAAATTGGGATGATGTTGTAACAAAAGTTCTGCCAGTAGGAAAAGACGGAACATTATTGCCAGAGATATATTTAGAGCTAGAAGAAGAACTATATGATATTCCTTATACAAAAATAGTTTCATTTTCACAAGATAATATATCAGAAGAGGATTATAAGAATGGAGAAGACACAGATAAAGCAGCATATAATAATGCACTTATTGAAGATTTAAGAAATCAAGCTATTAATTATTTGAATAATAATAAACTTCCTAAAATCAATTATACTGTAGAAGCAAATATCAAGGATGTTTCGGATGTTGGTGATATAATTTATGTAAAGCATCCAAAATGTAAAATTAATTTAACAACAAATGTTATTTCTCTTCAATATGATTGTATTTTGAATAAATATGTAAAAGTTGAGTTTGGAAATTTTAAAAATAATTTAAAAAATTTGCTAAAAAAATTTACAAGCATAATGGATGAAAAGATTAAAAAAATTAATCCAGATTCTATTATGGAAGGAGCAATAACTAAAGCAAGTGACTTAATAAAAAATGCATTAGGTGGCTACGTTTACAAAACAAATAGTGAATTATACATCATGGATACTAATGACCCTAAAACTGCTAAAAAAGTGTGGAGATGGAATCTTAATGGATTAGGATATTCATCTACTGGGGTAGACGGAAAATATGAAACGGCAATAACGATGGATGGTTCCATTGTAGCGGATTTTATAACCACTGGTAAATTAAATACTAATTTAATAGAGGGATATAACGAATTAATTTTAAAAACAGATGAGTTATCATCTAAGATTAGTGATGTGGCAGATATAACTACTAGTGGTGAAAGTGAATATGGTTCAGTAAATTTGGTTAAAGTAAATGAAAGCGAACCGATTGCTATAAAAGTTCATCCAACTACAGAAGATATTTCGTATTTATACCCAAGCGACGATTTGTATCCAAGCGATGAGTTATATTTGATGAATAGAATAATAAGGTTCACTAATACTGATACAAATGAAATATTTGATTATGAATTACCTGATGATTTATTATTTTATGATTCCAATAATTATGATGAATTTATATTGAATTATAATAGTCAAATATGCTCAATTACAAAAAGAGTTGAATATGATAAAACAACAAGCAAAAATGTAATGAAGACTAACGAAGAGACTGTTGATTATGAATTCCCACTTATAGCACTTTCAGCAGGAAACTACACTGTATCTTTACCTGGATATCAAAATGCTTATATTTATGTTCAATTAATGGCATCAAATATTTATACAACACAATTTGCAACAAAAATTGAAATGAGCAGTGTTACCAAAAACATAAATTTGGAAATAGAGAAAAAAGTAGATAATAAAGATTATACGGCAGCTCAAATATTAATGAAGATAAACGGAGATACTAGTGAAACATTAATAAAATCGGATAAATTGGATATAGATGCGATAGCAACCTTTACTAATAAAAGACTTGCTTTAGCTGGCACAACAGTTATAAACGGTGCAAATATTACAACCGGAACAATTTCATCCTCAAGGTTATCAAGTGATGTAATTACAACAACTAATTTTTCAGCACAGGAAATAAATGCTGATAAAATTACATCAGGAACGATTTCATCTTTAAGGTTATCAAGTGATGTAATTACAACATCTAATTTTTCAGCACAGGAAATAAATGCTAATAAGATTAAATCAGGAACAATGAGTGCAAATAGAATTAGTGGTGGGACTTTGAATATAGGAAACAACACATATTATTTAAGAATGCAAGCTACAAATGGAGCTTATACAAATAATCCATCATGTTCAGGATTAACAGTTGGGAATCAGGGCTTAGTTGTAAATTCAACAGCCTTTTTTAAGGGAAACACAAATTTCAATGGGTATCTAAATATATTCAATAGTAATAAAATAAGATTCTATCTTGGAGATAGCACAAGCTCAGGTAGTTATACAGGAGTAAGCGGGAAGCATTCATTAACAATAAGCGGTCACACAATGACATTTTATAATGGATTACTGATTGCAATAAGTTAGGAGGTGAAAATGTTGGAAAAACCATTTAGTTTAAGAATCAAAGAGTTTAGTGAAAAAATTATAAATTTAATAAATTCTTCATCACTTCCAGTATATGTTATAAAAAATGAATTAGAAAAAGTGTATACGGAACTAAATAGATTGGATGAAGAAGAAATAAATAAGTATTTTGAAAATTCAAAAAAAATAAAAGAAAGGAATGATAAAAAATAATGCAAAATGTATTGACATGCATTCGAAAGAATGCGATAATTCTACAAACAAACAAACAAACAAAGGTATACTATACCTTGCGAAAGGGGGTGCGGTTATTTAGTAGTAACTGCATCTCTAAGAAGAAAGGGGGCAATGGCTTAATTCATTGCTTCTTTTCTGTTCGAGGTGCATTATGCTAAAAATCTTTTCTAATAAAGGAGAAGCTAATGCAATACCTTTAAATGGAACAAATCTAAATTTTAATTTTGCTGAAATAATTAATATGCTCTATCCAGTTGGAGCATATTTTCATACATCAGACGCTGAATTTAACCCAAATGAAGTTTGGTGCGGGACGTGGGAGTTAGAATTTGATGGAACAGTATTAGTTTCAAAATCTAATACTTCAGGTTCTAAATTCAAAGCTGAGGCTGGTACAGTGGTAGGTGAAGAATCACATACTTTAATAATTGGAGAAATGCCAAAACACTCTCATTTAATGGGATTGCTGGGTGGAGGCAATCAAGAAAGATGGGGCTTGCAGTACGCCAAAAATTCAGAATGGAGATACTATGATGGTGCTGATATTATAGCATCTGCTGGTGAATCTCAACCTCACAATAATATTCAACCAAGCAAAATTTGTTTTAGATGGCATAGAACAGCATAGCAATGAATAATAGCCGATTATATGGCTTTAAAAGTATTTAAAAATAAAGGTGAAGAAGGTGCAATGCCTTTAAATGCTGAAAATTTGAATTATAATTTTCAAGAAGTGTTAAATATGTTATGCCCTGTCGGTAAAGTTGAAATTTTCTTTGATAATAATGACCATAGTAACTATTTAGGGTTCAAATGGGAAAGAACCTCAATCGGAAAAGTTCCAGTTGGTATTAACAGCAACGATTCTGATTTTAATACAATAGGCAAAACTGGCGGAGAAAAAACACATAAATTAATTATTAATGAAATGCCTTCACATCTCCACACTATGTATTTATCAGGGAGTTCAACTCCTAATAGACAGGCTGTAAATTGGTCAAATCAAGGGTATCAAGAATTTAGTGGTATTACAAAAGCAAATGACAATATTTCTGGGGGCAATCAGCCACACAACAATTTACAACCATATGAAGTAATGGCATTTTGGAAAAGAATAGCATAATAAAAACTAAATAACAAAATGAATGCAAAAAATTGAATTTAAAAATAAAGGCGAAACGGGAGCAATTCCGTTAAGCCCAACAATATTAAATCAAATGCAAGATAATATTAAAACATCACTTGAAGATATAAATACAAAAGTTAAAGGTAAAACAATATTATCAGTAAAATTAGCTGATGATTATTCTCCTGTTAAAGAACAATATTGTGAAATAAATTCTTGGGTAGAAAATGTAAAAACAGGTAATAAACTAAGTGTTATAGCTGGAAAAATTAAAGTTGGACAAGGTGTTTCAAAATTAAGAATTTCTGGTGTTTTTGGAGCAAATGCAACAGGAAATGAAAGATATTATTTTTGGACTAGAAAAAACGGTGTAAATGTTGGAACATGGGTTGTTGAGGATGTTCTAAATATTTACAGTCCAATTCCATTTGAACAATTAATCGAAGTTAAAGAAAATGATATTATTTCAGTTGCTATTTATAATAACTATGGAAGTCCAATTGAAACGGGAAAAACTATTTTGATTTTTGAAACATTTGAATAATTAAAAAAGAAAGGAACAAAAAATGGAAGCAATTATTATAGCAGTTATTGGAGGTTTTTGCACTGCAATACCTACCGTAATAGCAACAATATCTTCAAATAAGAAAAGTACAGCTTTAATAACTTATCGTGTTGAACAACTTGAAAAGAAAGTTGAAAAACACAATACGGTAGTAGAGCGAACTTATCATTTAGAAGATGATCTAAAATATGTTAAAGAAGAAATAAAAGAATTAAAGCACTCGTATTGAGTGCTTTTTATGATGATTGGAGGTGAAAAAATGGAATTAGCAAATATAGTAGCAGTAGTAACGATATTCATAACATGGATATTTGGTGTTATTGCCAAAAAATCAACATGGGTCAACAACAATTTAATACCAATTCAAAACATTTTAATTGGATTAGTTGTTGCGTGCATTGAATGGGCAATTACTAAAGATTTTAAAGTAGCTATAGCTTTAAGCGGAGTGATTGCTGGTGGAACTTATGATGTATTTCACAATTTAGAAAAAATAGTAAAAGGAGAATAACTATGAACGAAAAAGCAAAATTTATAGAAATAACAGAAGAACAAAAAGAAAAAATAAATAAAATAAGATTAAGTTTTTCTGATATCTATAATTGTATTGAAAAATTATGTGAAAATAGTAGAGAAAAGTCTCTAGCAATCACAAAATTAGAAGAAGCTCAGTTTTGGGCTATCAAAGGAATAAGCAGGGAGGAAAAATATGAAATTAGCGGAAAGAACGTTTAAAAGGAAAGATTATGTGCTAACTAGTAAGTTTGGTTATCGAAAAGTTATTAATACGTCAGCAGGAGCTACTAATTCATTTCATAGTGGTGCTGACTACGGTACTCATGGAGGAAAGTGGGCACAATATCCACTAGAAGACGGAATTGTTTCAAGTGTTTATACGGACTCATATGGTGCAAAATGTGTTGTGATTGATTATGTACGAATAGGCAAGAAATTATATTATTGCCATCTAGATAAAATTTGTGTTAAGAAAAATCAAAAAGTTAATCATGATACAATTCTTGGCTATACCGGCAAAACGGGAAGAGCAAACGGAATCCATCTTCATTTGTGTCTAAAAAACATAAATGGGAAAAATTTTCTAGATCCAGAGAAGTATGATTATGTTGAAGCTAAATCAGTATCGAATAGTTTTCTAGGCAGTAGAGGATATTTGAAATACGGAGATAAAGGAAGTAATATCAATAAAATTTGCTTGTTCTTTGCCAACAATTTCTATGGCTATTTCGGGAATACAAAAGAAAGTGCAAGAATTAAACTTGTTGGTAAGAATAATGATGGCGATTTATTTGGAAAATACCTTAAATCTTGGGTAATAGAGTTTCAAACTAGAACCGGACTTGAGACGGATGGTTGCATTGGACCTTTAACATTAGCTATGTTAAAAAAATATGGATTTAATTATTAAAAAATACCTAGTCTTTTTGGCTAGGTTGTTTTTTTATGCTTTTTTAAATAAATTTTTATGTTATAAATGAAATGGCGGTAAAAAATGGCGGTAAAAAAACAAAAAAAGCCTTATAATAAGGGGAGAAAAGGCTTATTTGGTGGACACATTCTCCACCAGATTGATAGGAAACTCGAACACTTTGATTCGAGAGTAATAAATGCTAACTAGAAATAGTTAGTTTTTTTGTTATTTAAGAAAGGATGAGTGATGAGTTATGACAATAGAAACTAAAGAACTTGTAATAAGTGAAGAATTAAAAAGAAAGGTTGAAATGATTTGTAGGTTTGCTTATGTGGAATACTCTATTACAAATGGAAATATTAAAAGTATTAAGAATACTAATATTGCTTATGAAAAATCATATTATGTATAGAATTTAAAAAGAACAACTATTAAAAATTGTTCTTGATAATTTGTTTAATTATTATATTGATTGGTATTGGTACTTTAGAAAAAAGTGGTTTTGTATAAATCTTTATTTTTCATTTTTTAACTTCTTATATAAATAAACACCATCAGTGACACATTATATCATTTTACCAATTAAATGCAACACTTAATACTTTTTAGAGTGCATTAGTTTTAAAGTTAAGAGACAACAAAAAAATTAATTTTTTTAACAGTTTCACTTG